CCAGACGGTCACGGCGGTTTCTGGAATCAGCGTCACCCAAGCAACCACCGGGTACGTCACAGCGGCTAACTTTACGGGAACAACATTTGTCGGTACAACTTTCAGTGGAGGAACTCACACTGGTGGGTTTTCTGGAACTTTCACAGGATCAGTATTCTCGGGGGGATCTTTCTATGGAACATCCGTCTCTTCAACAGGTGATGTGGTTGCCTATGCATCTGATGATCGTCTCAAGAACAGAATCAAGAATATCGAAAGTGCAGTTGAGAAGGTCAAGTCTATTAATGGTTTCATGTTTCGCTGGAATGACGTGGCAAATTCATACGGGTACTCCGACCTCGAAGAACACGTGGGTCTAAGCGCTCAAGAGATTCAACAGGTTCTTCCCCAGATTATCCGTCCTGCACCTTTTGACAATGGGACGACCGGTAACAACTATATGACGGTCCAGTACGAGAAGGTGGTTCCTTTGCTCGTAGAGGCGATCAAGGAACAAGCAAAGCAGATTGAGGAGCTCAAGGCACTGTGTGCCACTGTTGTATCCCGCCAATAGGGAGACCAGCAGCAAACTCCTGAAGGACAGAGGTTCCATCCTTCTTGTGATGGCTTTTTCCGTTGAAATGAACAAACCAGGCTTGACACGTGTCAAGGACCGACCACCGGATACCGGTTCCAGTCTGGAAGAGAACTTGCTCATAGTCTTGGACGAACACAGGCGGTCCTCGGGATCTTAGGTAAAAATCGTGGACGTACCCTTGGTCATCATGGTTGATGCGGTACCTGTCCCACTCGAGCATTTTCTTGATCGCCCATGCGTACCCTACAAAGGTTCCAGAGTTTGGAAACCGGTACGGACCCTTCCCCTGTGGGAACTGGTAAGCGATCCAGGGGTTTGGCCAACAATACACCTCTGAACTGAAAACGAGGTCAGCTCCAAATTCAGTAAATTTTGTTTCAAAATTATCAAGAGGTTTCCTTTGAACGACGTCATAGCCATCCACAAAGATGATAATCTCACGGGGATCGACCGTCTCCACATACTCCTTGAGAGCCTCGAACTTTGAAAAAAGATCAATGTACTTTTTTCCAAGTCCGATGTTTATGTATTCACTCTTGAGTCCAATAATCTTGGAAGGATCGTCTCCAAATGTAACCAACTTCATTATTTCTGAAAACGTCCATTGTCTTCAAGCCATTTTATAAAGTGTCCGACAAATGGCTTGGGACCCGTGTGAACGCAACACATTCGAGGATCGATCCACAATTCAAAACCTAATTTGGAAAGTTTCTTGGACATGACGTAATCCTCTGAGAAAAGCGTTTCATTTTCAATTTTTAGATCGAAAACCATACGCTCGTTAGGGAGCATACCATTCGTGTAAGGTTCGGACGAAGCCCAAAGAGATGTGAACGCTCTTCTAGAAAGCCGAAGAAACCCAGTCGCAAGCCCTTCAACCTTCATGAGTCCCGTGCGTGAATCACCCTGAATAGGTTCTATGAGTCGTACTGCATACATTTCAGCATCATCAATCTTCTTCCGGTAAACACCACCCACAACATCCATGGGATAATCAAGCAACTTGAATATCCACTCGGGATCCCACTCTATATCGTCGTCTATGAAGATGAGGTCATCACACCCATTATTCAAAGCACAAGTCAGGAGATAGTTGCGACTCTTCTGAACGAGGGCATCGCCAGCCGTATAGCAGACTTGAAGGTCTATTCCTCGCATCATAGCCAGACGCATGGTGTTCAAGAGGGCACACGTGTATTTCATGTTGACGTCCCCAGTATAGGTTGGCGTGGCAATGAGTACCTTTCTCATTAAATAATAATGTGTGTATTCTTTTAAGATGCCAACGGTCACCAATTTTGGCGATTTGGTTGTTACTGGGAATTTCTTTGTTTCAGGAACTGGAACGAGCACTTTTGTAAGTGGTCTCACATTGAGCGGTACGGTAATAGCTGCAGGATTTTCAGGAGCTGCATTTACCGGAGGGACTTTTCAGGGTTCTACTGTAAGCGGAACAGTTCTGAGTGCTGGATCTGGTTTCACAACTCCTGGATACGTAGCAGGTGCAAATTTTTCCGGAGGATCGTTTTATGGAGCGGGATATTTCACCGGTGGAACATTCTCCGGAAGTACTGTGTATGCTTCTGCTCAAATTACAGGAGCAACGACCATCACGGCAGGTACTAGTGTGACAGTCACACAAGCAACCACTGGGTACGTGACAGCTGCTAACTTTACGGGAGGGTCATTCATAGGTTCTACTGGATTTTCGGGAGCAGCCTTCACGGGAGGAACTTTCTCGGGAAGTACTTTGTATGCAACCCAGACAGTCACGGCAGTTTCCGGGATCAGCGTCACACAAGCAACCACTGGGTACGTGACAGCTGCTAACTTTACGGGAACCACTTTTGTTGGAACAACTTTCAGTGGAGGAACTCACACTGGTGCATTTTCAGGTTCCGCATTCACGGGAGGAACTTTCTCAGGAAGTACGTTGTATGCAACCCAGACGGTGACGGCAGTTTCGGGAATCACCGTCACTCAAGCAACTACTGGGTATGTCACAGCGGCTAACTTTACGGGAGGGTCATTCGTAGGTTCTACAGGGTTTTCGGGAGCAGCCTTCACGGGAGGAACCTTTTCAGGAAGTACTTTGTATGCAACCCAGACGGTGACGGCAGTTTCGGGAATCACCGTCACTCAAGCAACTACGGGGTATGTCACAGCGGATAACTTTACGGGAGGCGCCTTTTCTGGAAGTACGATGACAGCTTCAGGAGCCATTTCCGGTCTTTCAGTGAACGCCGGGACAAACGGTGTATCTTCCGCAGGTGACGTGGTTGCCTATGCATCTGATGATCGTCTCAAGCACAGACTTGAAAACATTCAAGGGGCACTTGAGAAGGTCAAGGCACTCAACGGGTTCCAGTACCGTTGGAATGATTTGGCACAGGGTATGGGCATGGATAACAATGTTCATATAGGTCTGAGCGCACAGGAGGTCCAGAAGGTTCTCCCCGAGGTTATTCGACCTTCACCAGTGAATAATGAATACCTTACAATTCAATATGAAAAATTGGTTCCTCTTTTAATCGAGGCAATCAAGGAGTTGTCTAATCTTCGTTGAACCCATGAGGTGTTATAAGAACACAATCCTTCAATATCTTGGCTGAAATATTTGGTGAAAAAGAAATACAATCACCTTTTACTATATCATTTATACATTTCTGATTAATTTCTACACATGCATCAGTAAGAAACCATAAAATTCCCATGTGGTTTGCAGCAGGAACTTGGTCATTTACAAAGTATTTTTTAACTTTAAAACTTCTCCATTTTGGATGTCCTGCGGTGGGAGATGAATGAATCTCTTTGTAGTTGAGTTCTTGTTCATAAGATCTTTCAAGGACTTCACACGCTATAATACATTCTTGACTATTATCAAGTGTTTTTATAATCTGTTCCATAGTATTTTGATCCATAACGTCATTTAGTTTGTGTATAAACTCACCATCGCCTTGATTCACTGAAGAATTATTTCTAAAATTTCCATTTTTAAGCTTTTTTAATAGTTCAACAGGGTATGGATTGAAAATATATAGTAGATCTCTATCACTTTGTGGTACAAGAATAACCCGACGAGTTCCTTTGAGTTGACAGAGCCAGTTATCCATACCATCATAATGAGGCAAGGTATTAACATTTCCCCAATTTATCCATACTGTGGTATCTTTTAAAGGAGTTTTATGTTTAATTGCATATCTGTCTAGTTCTCTGGACGGAAGTTGTGCTATATACTCTTCATGGTTTCTACGTTTATAAAATTCGTCGAAAGTTGTAAAAGTCTCTTTAAGATATGGGTAAAATCTCTCAAAAAACTGAGGAGGAAAACACCCACTTGAACTTTTAGCTACTTTTATTGTTTTTTTCGCCTTGATGACTGATAAAATCTCATTAAATTGCAAGTGAAGATCGTGCCAACCAAGCATTGGTTTGTCACTTGGATCACCCTCATCATTTCCTTCACCATGTGAATTCTGATACCAAAAGTTTATAGCAGCACAAAGACCGGTTTCAGGGTCGGGATCCTCAGAAAACACAAAGTGAAACATACCACTTGGAATATATACCATATTACCGGGTTTCAAAACAAATTCTACACGCCTTGCCTTATAAAAATCTGGAAATACATTTGGATCAGGATTTCTATCAGTAATTTTAGAATATCTTCGTTCATTATACCAGTTTTCTATATCGCCCATTGTTATTTAAAAAGAATATCTTTAGCTTTAATAGATGGCTCAAGTTCGAGTTGTACAAGTTCCTATTCAGGCAATTCAGATTGGTACAATTGGAGCGACGCTGAATGGACAATCTGTATCTCCAGGTATAGGTATTCAGCTTGGAAAATTTAATAACACAACTGGGACTTTTTATCGAGATCCTACGAATCCATCAGCTGGGGGTGCTGGTCAACAGATTCAAGTAGGTACAAATATATCAAACAGAACACTTGGATACATAGTAGGTACAGGAACTACAGCAGTAACTACGATTACTACACAGTTATTAACAGGAGCTGGGTACTTTTCTATTTGGAACGCCGGAAATGTTCAACAATCTGCAATAAGTATTCAAGTTCCAAACTGCACAGGTACACAAGCAAAAGCTCAGGGGTCTATATCAAACCAAGCTGCCGTGAATCAGCCTCTGAATCAGTACGCAGGAAACTCACAGCCTCTGAATCAGTACGCAGGAAGCTCACAGCCTCTGGTTCAGTACGCAGGAAGCTCACAGCCTCTGAATCAGTACGCAGGAAGCTCACAGCCTCTGAATCAGTACGCAGGAAGCTCACAGCCTCTGAATCAGTACGCAGGAAGCTCACAGCCTCTGAATCAGTACGGAGGAAAATCACAGCCTCTGAATCAGTACGCAGGAAGCTCACAGCCTCTGAATCAGCAACCGCCTAATTATAATCCGGGACCTGCATATCCAGGTCACTATAATCAATCTTCTTACACTCCAGGTTACGACTTTTTTGGGACTTACTATCCAGGTCGCTACTTTCCAGGTAATTACACTCCAACCTACTATGGACCCGGTAATTACTATGCTGGAAACCAACAGCCTCTGAATCAACAAGCAGCATTGAATCAACCTCTGAATCAATCAGCAGCAGTGAATCAACCTCTGAATCAACAAGCAGCATTGAATCAGCCTCTGAATCAACAAGCAGCATTGAATCAACCTCTGAATCAACAAGCAGCATTTAATCAGCCTCTGAATCAACAAGCAGCATTGAATCAGCCTCTGAATCAACAAGCAGCATTGAATCAGCCTCTCAATCAACAAGCTGCCGTGAATCAGCCTGTTGTGAATCAACCTCTTGTTCAAACACCTAGTACCAATCAGCCTGCTACTGGTGTTTTATACAATGGTTCCCTTGTAAACACAGCTGGACAAATAGCAGCACAAGGTTTTGCTTTGTACATTCCCAATATAGGAACTCTCACTACTCAGGGAGGTGTTCTTCAGGGTACAGGAGCTGGTGGTAATTTCCAGGCACCGGGTACATATATACGTACTGCATCTTCAGCAGTAAATATTGGACAAGGAATTGTAAATTTCCAGTCAACAACACACAATTAGACTTAAAAAATCAAGTAGTTTTGATGTTAATGGAGGTGTACACAGAGCCCGTCACCTTTTGTATAGTGCGTAATTTCTATACACAAGATGAGTTGGACTTACTCGGTCCAGAACTTGAAAAGCTCAAACCTCACTTTGGAGGTGCTGAAAAAACAGGATCCGCTCATGATATTCTTGGAAATGTGAAAAAGGATAACCGAGGTATTTTTATAAATGACAAAAATCACCCTATTTGTAAATTAAATCGAAAGGTACTAAAACCCGAGTTTATTCATGATCTTACAAAACAAAATTGGTTTTTCAAGTACATGAGTCATTGTAATAGTGACAATACGCTCGTGAGTTACTATGAAGACTCGGGGCATTACAAGTCACACACTGACGCTTCAGTTGTAACTGCAATTCACTATTATTGGAAAGAACCCAAGATGTTCAATGGTGGTGATATATGTTTTGGAGATTTTGTAGTTCCAGTTACAAACAACTGTCTCCTTATTTTTCCATCATGTACGGAACATCAGGTAACGAAACTTACGGGAAGCGGACGGTACGCAATCACTCAGTTCATAGGTCGATCAGTAGAGGATCCGCAAATGCCCATGCCAGACCCTATACGTCGGTTCACAAATGTTTTGACTATTAGTGAATTTAATAAAGCAAAACACTTTATTCAGAATGGAACCTGGACAGCCGGGGGAACGTCTGGGAACCCTACAAGTCCAGTTAAGTTTTTGTACATGGACCTGATAAATAACGAATTTTTCTCAAAAGAGCTTTTCAATAAGATTCAGAATATAACGGGTGCTCGCTTTCATGTCGATCGGGTCTACGCGAATGGACAATATCACGGACTCGATGGTTCTTGGCACCAAGATGCGTATGAACCAGGAACGTGGACGTTTCTTCTGTACCTCAATGAACTTCAAGATTGTGAAATTGATGCGTACGGGGGTACTACAGACTTCAAGGAGAGTGACTTTTCAATCAAGTCTATAACGCCCACCAGCAACTCTGGACTCTTGTTTATGAGTACAATTTTCCATCGCGGTATGAGTCCTTCGAGATTTATTCACGATATGCGTGTAACTATAGCATGGAAGCTTAGAGAGATTGTTAATTAAGTGAATAATGGAGCCGTATTTAATGACGTCTCGTAAAGGAATTTATTTGAATTTCACTAAAAAGCTCATTGATGGAAAATTCTTTGGATTGACACATCAAGGACCTGTTTGGTACGCCTTTGGTACTCATGCAAATGATATTCACGTTCCATCTTTCCAGGGATACATCTTGCAATTTGAAATTGACTCGAGTGGAAACATGGTGAACCAAAAGGAAATAGTAACCGGTCTCGACAATGGATCTCACCAGATGTGCATATGGAAGGATCATCTGTATCTTCTAGAAACTTATGTCCAGAGAATATCTATAATAAATCTCAAGGACTTTTCAAAAACTGAAATATTTCCATTTGATAGAGCAATTTCTGCATGGTACAAACAAAATGGATTCGAGGGCTCTTGTGAAAAATATATTCACATGAATGCAATTACAGTACAAGATGATAGGTTCTATGTCATGTGCCCCCATCTCAAAAATACCATCATTGATGGTCACCCTTCACAAGAGCGCAATCCTTCACAAATAGTTATGTTTGGACCTGACTGGAAAGTTTTAGATATATTTGATACTGGGCGTTATTTTTGTCACGACTTGGTCATCATAGGACATGAGATTTACTTTGCAGATGCTACAAATGCAATTTTCATGTTAAATATAGTGACGCGTTGCACTGAGCAAGTTTGGACAGTAGAACCCGCATCACCTGATTTACGTAAAATTTGCCGAGGTCTTTCTATTTGTGAAAATGGACAAGTGTGGGTTGGTTCTCAAGATTTAGATGGTAAACGTCATTATGTAGTTGATTTTATTAAAAAACAGCACATTGATCTCGAGGAAACACCTTGCTGTATTAAGCGTCTAGATGGAACTGATTTTAATGATGAAACCAGTCATCTAAAAAGATCATTTACACTCACATATCCTTGTACTTTCAATAGCACCACAAATTCCATTTATAATAAACTTGTGGATGTTCATAAAAATAATGAAAAACCTGCATGCAAGTTTGAACACATGAGAGATTTTCTAAATCCAGATTTTTCTAAATTTACAAATCAAAGTCATAATACAACATGTGTACCCATTACCAACTTGGAGAAAACAATGCCATTACCCTATTATTTAATAGAATCTGGACCATTTTACCTGTACCCTGAAAACTCTATAATGGATTGGCACACGAATAATACTCAAGTGACGGAAGATAATTTTCTATTAAAATATAGAATGTACACGGTAAATACGACCGGTAATTCATATTTCATGTATAAACATCCAATTTCAAATAAAATTCACGCTATAAAAGATATAGATGGAACTTGTTTAGTTTTTAATGTTGGACACGAGTTTTGGCACGCAGTCATTTGCACAAAAGGAAGTCGACTCTCATATGGAGTAAAATTTTCAGAAGAAGCACTTGACATTATGGGTATAGATAATATTTGGGAAAGTTCCACAAATACTTTCAGACTCGTCTTTCCCTTGCCAACAAACGATAATATTTTGCAAATTCTTCAATTCAACGATTTTATGAATGAAAATGAAATAAACAAACTAAGAACACAGTTGCAGAACTATAGACTTGTAAATGGTTTTACAGGTAATAACAATGTTAGTAATTATAGAAGAAGTAAGTTGCGTTTCATACCAAAAACATGGGAATTTACAGAAATATATCTAAAAATATTCAATTTTATAAGTAAAATTAACAAGGACACATTTCATTATATTTTAAATGAAATAGAAGAAATTCAATATACAGAATATGATGAAAGCTATCAAGGACATTATGATTGGCACATAGATGTAGGAATACATGAATCTTCCAGAAGGAAAATTTCAATAGTAGTACAATTGAGTGATCCAGTTGAATATGAAGGTGGCGAACTTCAAATAAATTACGGAGGACAACATGTAATTTGCGATAAGACGAAAGGAACAATTATTATGTTCCCAAGTTATTTGCTTCATAGGGTCACACCAGTCACAAAGGGAACACGGCGATCACTGGTTCTGTGGGTCACGGGACCTCCCTTTGTTTAATTTCTATTATAAAATTAGAAATGGAGAGTACCAGACTGATTTTCGCCGATTCCAGGAACAGGGACGTCAAGTTGTACCCCTCCGGAACCTCCTATACTTTGTACCTGACCACGCCTATAAAGAATGTTACCCGGGTCGATCTGGTCAGCGCACGTGTTCCTAATACCATGTACAACCTGACTGACGGCTCGAATGTTCTTACAGTAAATTCCTCGAATATTTCCCTAAATCAGGGATTTTATTCGGCTGGGGGTCTTGCAAGTGCTATTGCCGGTTCAGTAAGTAATGGGTTTTCAATTCATTATCTTTCCAATGAGGGGCACTTTATACTTTCGAATGCAAGTACCTTCACATTTCGAGTAAACACTGGAGAAATGTCGAACCTTATTGGTATACCTCAGGGAACTACATTCAGCCCCAAACTCGCCACCAACCTCGACCCCTGCTATTCAAACAATTACATTTTCAAATCAAATACCTTGATTCACATGAATGCGAATGAATACATATTTCTTGATGTGGATGAACTCAAGACGCCGAGACACATAGACACCAAGGCTCTGAACGGGACCACGGGGACAGTCACGGGTTCGAATATCAATAGGGCGTTCGCACCTATCATGATGGATGTCCCGTCTGGAGGGATGAAAATTTATCATGAAAATGCAGACTATACAGTCTCGGTGGTGTATCCTGAACCTATAAATAGCCTCCAGCGTCTGACGGTCAACTGGTACGATACGAATGGGAGAGTCCTCGACTTTCGAGGGTCAGATTACCATGCCTTTATCTTGAGAGCACACGTTTTGGAAGAGGACGTGAGGCGGATACCACCTCCACCACCCCTGCAGGATGTCGAGATTAAGAGAATCGTGGAGGCAATGACTATGGTGCCTCCACCACCTCGGGAAGAGAAACGCAAGTTCCCCTGGGTGATGATAGTTTTAGTTTTTATTGCAGCTTATGTCGCCTGGAAGTTTTGGTCTGAGAGACGGACCTGATCCTTTACTTGGTCACGGCGTAGACGGGCTGAGTAGGCTCATTGATCTTCACGTTGAAGGCGAGTGCCTTGATGGCAAGGTAGACCACGATGGAGAGCAGGGTGGTGAACAGCGCGCTGAGCACGTAGTATTGACCACCGTTCTTGCTCACCTGGACCACCTGGGAGATGATGAAACGGACAACGTCCATCCATGCGATGGCGCTGGCGAAAGAGAAACCAGCCACGACAGAGTTCAGGGACTGCGACTCCAGCTGGAGGGCAACGCTTGAGATGAGACCAGACATTTACTATTTGATGCGAAAAAAAATATCACTAGGGTCCCAAGGTTTTACAGTCAGCTGCTCGTCAGACTCTCCGTCTGAATCAGTTCCTGATTCCCCCTCCTCGTCTTCATAGTCCTCCTCCTGGACTATGAAGGAGTATTTTACCCTGGACTCGAGTTCCTCCTCCTCTTCCTCTTCCTCCATTCCTAATTTTCCAACTGTTTGTCTACAGCATCTTTTAACGCACGCTCGGCTGGGCTTTCTGGAACCCAAGAACCCCACGAGTCTGCACACTCATTCATCTTGTTTGCAATATCGTCTGAACCCTCGTATCTCACCCACTCTGGGTCTTCACTCTGTGACTCCTCGTCCCCATCCGAGTCGGTACCCGACTCGTCTGATTCCCACACCTCGGGATACAAAGGACCAATTTGCTTTCCAAGGACATTTCGGGCTGCGTACATGAGACCTATCCGCATATCCTCTGCCAGAACCACGTCACGACCACACGCCTTGGCGTAGTGGGCTGCGAGAACAGTTGCAGACTCCATGACGGGAACGAAAATATCGAAAGCCGTCTGATGAATGCTCTCCTCCATTTTTTAAATTTTATACTAAAATTTCTTTTAACTGAGGATCTCAAGGAGGACTCTACGAGTCCCACTTGGTCTCAGTGAAAATTTGAAAACATCATCTTTGCAGTTTTCTTTTCAATATACAAAAAGTTATAATTTACACCATAAATTCTAATGTACCTATTGGCTGGACTGGAGTTGAGTGCAAACTGGAAAATTTGGTTCTTAATTTGGGACATGTTCACGGCTCCTGATGGTTCATCGTAAAGTTCTGGGTCGAGACTAAATGAATACATGTAAAAAATACGACTTGGAATACGTGTATGATTCTCGAGTGGTTGAATGACCCGAAGAAAAATGGGGGATCCTATATCCTTTGATATTCGCTCAGTCGTGTTAAAGTCGAGAATGAGCTGACTCAATTGTTCATAAGTTGTTCCATTGGATGTGTAGCTATTGTTTGTGGTGTAATCGTACCCAAGAGCCGAGTCATTCTGAAACACAAAATAGAACTCTTTGATTGGATTCAAAAACTCACCGAGACACTGTATCTGGTTACTCTGAAGTTGATTCGCTAACAAAGGTGCGAAAAACTCTTCGCGCTGAACCTGTTCCACGGGGTACGTCTGAGGCTTTGACTTGATGAAGGCAATTTCTTGATCGGAAATGTAAGTATACTCTGTGTCCAGGTAGGCGTAAAAAGGAGCTGTGATGTTCACGGACGGGTACGTGAAAACTGTCGAAGGGTTCCATATGATTCTGATTGTGACATCACCATCGAAAGCACAAAGAGGAAGACCTCGCCTGAATACGTAAAATGGTATTGGAACTGTATAATTAGAATTGAATGGAACTGGCTGAATGAGATTCTTCCCTATGAGGTTCTTGAGAGCCCCTTGCTTTCCTTGTGGAATAGTAAGGTCAAAACGCATCTCAAGATATTCTCCATAAAGACGTTCGATGAGCTCTGAACCTATGTAGAGCTCTATGTACTGAATCATAAGGGTACCGACCGAATCGAGAACCTGAACACCTGGCGGGAGAGGGGGTGGAATAATTTTAAGGTACATATTAGTGATGAGATCACCTGCCCGCGGAAGCACGAGTTTCTTCTCGGCTCCAAAAATAACTGTATTATCACCTGGAAATTGTATCCTGATGACTCGATGTGAAAAAAGACTCTGACCGACATATTTTTCGACGAAATACGTGACTTCGGGATCTGAACTCAAGTAAATGTCTTCTTGTCCAAGAAAGGACAAACTGGCTCGACCGGCCATTCCTAGTAAATCCGAAGGATTTATTCCGGGCGTGCGCTGCGCGCTTACACGTCATTCGAGTTGAACATGAGACCTGCTATACCATTCTTGACTCGCAAAATATTGTAGTTTATTCCTATAACTCTAAGCTGTTTCGTACCCACGTACGAGTTTGTGTTTAACCGAATAAATATGTCGCGAATACGGCTAAAGTTCACCTGACCATAAGGTCGAGGAGTATTCGTCTGTTTCGTAAATGCATACATGTAAAATAGACGTGTTGGATAATTTATATAATGATTGAATGGCTCAATAGAGTTGAGATACAGCGAGTCTGTCACATCCTGTGTAAAAGCCTCAGAGGCGTTAAAATTCATCGCAAGACTATTCAAGTCTGAGTAATTATAAGGGGTTGTTCCATCAAGTTGAACCACGAAAAAGAGCTCGCGAATTGGATTGATAAAATCAAGTTTCAAAACTGCTGATGAAAATTGTGAAGGAAGCTCATACGTCTGGTATTGACACTGCTGGATCACGTAATCGACCTGTGATTTCTTGAACCAGTTAATCTCTGGATCTGCCAGATAGACGTACTCTGTGATGATGGTGGCTGTCAGTGTCTGCGAAGACATACTAGAATTTATAGGAATAGCAGTCAACTCTTGAAGTTTTCGCAAGAATATGTGAATCTCTACATCCTGACGACCAAGAGCTGCAAGTGGTAATGCGAGACCAGGATTCTGATAAAAATAGAACGGAAGGTTTACGAAATATGTTCTACCAGGTGGATAAATTTGTGTCGCTGTATCGTACTTTCCAGTAAGTAACTTGAGTCCTGGTTGGTTTTCATACGGGACGTAGAGATCATTATAAATTTCAATAAACTCTCCAGTAAGTGACTGGATTGTCTGTCCACCAATCACAAGGTCTGCCCTGTTCACGAGCCATGTACCGACCGAATCGTAGTAATTGTAACTTATAGTAGGGATGACGTTCGAAGCGACTGGGTAAACTGAAATGTATGTATTTGAAAATATTTCTGTAGTTGAACCAACCTGATCGGTTGTTATAGTAATTGGAACATCGGTATAAGGTGATGTCACGCGATATGGAACACTCACGGTATACTGAGGGAAAAGACCTCCAATGTCGAAATTGTATGTTGTAGTCCCGAATGTAATACTCCTGACGTTATCAGCACAAGAAAGAACAGCAGTCAACATATATGTCGCAATGTTCGAAAACTGAAGGTTTCCAGTTGCTTGATTCACATATATGATATTAGAAACGAGTGAACTCGAGACGTTACTAAAAGCTGCTTGTGAACCATTCCCGTTGAATTTTAAAGGAGTATTTGGACCAGTCTGTTGAGTTGGGTATGTGTCGCCCGCGGGAGGTGTAAATAAAAGTCCGTTGTTCGAAAGTACAGTCTCGTACCCAGTGTAATTCTGAGCCCCGAATTGAGTCACTACATAGTATGATTGACTCAAGATGCTTGTTGCTGCGCTACAGTAAACGTTTGTATAGTATTTCTCGGTTGTGCTTGTAACGACGATGGGCATACTAAATGCAATGGTCGGGTCACGACCCTGTGTACTCAAAGTAGTGTATGTGTAATCTACAACCCCGGCACCGTGCCACACGAGAACGTTCGAAAGATAGTTTCCGGGTCCACTTGATGGTTGTTGGAGATACACAACACCCGAAAGCATCCATGTCCCCGTAGAACCAAATGTAATAGAATTATCCGAACCAAGAGTCACTGTTGTGTTTTGAGGCGTCACGATGTTACCATAAAAAGGAACAGGAGTACTCTTTGCCGCTAACAGGGAAATATTAACATTAAACATATAGAGATCATCGACCGGGGTTACTGTAAAGTAAGTACCTTGTATAAACTGAGTCACTGCTGAAGTTGTACTCGCGTAAAAGTAATATGTGTTTGCAGTTGTCGCGACGACAAGAGGCATCAAAAGAGGCATGGATGGGTCGGGTGAAACACGGAAATCACACGAATAAGCAAATTGAGGTACAGTTGGAATTCCGTTAGGATAAATATTCTCATTAGGGTCTGATCCATAAGAAATATTGAGAACTGAGCCAGTCCCAAGTGAAAACCCTGCCCTGACCATATAAAAACCTGAATTTACAAATTTGAGACGACCATTTTGAGTAACTGAATATGTAGAGACTGTATCCTGATTTGTCCAATTGAAGAAATTTATAAACTGCAAAGGTGAAGATATTGTATATGTTTGACCACTCGTGAGACTCAAAAAAAGACTGGTTCTCGTATTCACTGCTGGTAATCCCGTACTCTGAATCCATCCTGCTTGCTGAAGTGTAAAATCCGATGCTCGAGATGAATTAACTGTATACACCAAGTTTGATGCGTTAGTTGGAGAAGGAGTTCCCACCTTGGGATCAAGACCCCAAAAGATACCTCCATTTTGATCAACCTCAAGACTTGAACAATTTGTAAATATAAATTGATTGAGAGCGCTTGAATACGAAACATACTGTCCAAGTTGGGTACTTATCCATGAACTCTGATTATATGTCGAATAGTACGTGAGTCCTGAATATGGAAGAGCAAAGTATGTACCATCAATGATAATGTGTGGATCATTCGTAGCTGAAGCTGTTATCGTCCAAGCCCAGAAAGTTCCAGGATCGAAAAGATACGGAAGAGTTATCTTGAGTGTGAGAGCTCTTACGAGATCTCCTTTCGGAGGGATGCGACAGATGTTCTCTTGACCATAGACGACCGATTGATTTTCAAATGGAATATCGTATGCTTCAAGCACAAAAGGTGTGTGACGTTTATAAACTCCCGAAAAATAAGTAATCTGCGGAGATCCTGTGAGATATGCGTCCTGTTGTCCAATTGCAGCCAGCTGGATATAACCAGCGGACATCTCTAATAAACTCGCAGAGTTTATTCCGAACCTAAAAGGCGCCGCGCCCCAGCAGACTCTCAATTTTGACCCTATATTCCAGAATGAATCAATTGCATCTCAGGCGGTTTGACCCGAGTAAAATTGGCGATGACAAGGTGTGTGTTTTTATCGGAAAGCGTGGAACTGGAAAGTCGACACTCGTAACAGACATTCTCTGGCACAAGAAACACATCCCGGCGGGTATAGCCATGTCCGGTACTGAGGATGGAAACGGGCACTATAAGCAGTTTATTCCTGACCTTTTCGTGTACGGAGAATACAAAAGGGATGCAGTCGAAAAGCTCCTCGAACGTCAGCACCGCCTGGTCAAGACGCTCGGAAAAGACAAAGCTCCCTCGGTTTTCCTCCTCATGGATGACTGTATGTACGACCGAGCCTTTATGCGAGATGACTGTATGCGCCGTCTCTTTATGAACGGTCGCCACTGGAACATCTTCTTCATGCTCACGACCCAGTACTGTATGGATATGCTCCCGTACGTCCGCACAAACGTTGACTATGTCTTTGCCCTTCGTGATAATGTCCGTCAGAACCGTGAGAATCTCTACAAGGCTTTCTTTGGAGTCTTCCCGACCTTTGACCAGTTCTGTCAGGTGATGGACTCGTGTACAGAAAACTACGAGTGCATGGTCCTGGATAACACGTCAAAGAGTAACAAGATTTCAGACTGTGTATTTTGGTACAAGGCGCCTATCCGCAAGAACTTCAGGGTGGGTGGTCCGTCGTTCTGGCAGTATCACCAACGTTACTATAGCCAGAGGGCAGCAAATGCTCCCCAAGGATCCACAAGTGAACCCAAGAGGAGAGGGGAGACGGTTGTGGTAAAAAAGTCGCGGTAGCCGATGCCACATAATTTCCATTTAAAATTCAATAATGGCGGGAGTCATGACTTATAACCCCAACGTGGACACCATAATGTCAGAAATTCCTTCACAGGAAATGAATTTAAATGAAGAATTGGCTCGGGCAGCTCTAGAGCGTCAGCAGCTGGGTCCGACTCAGACGAGCGTACCTACCGGTCTCTCACGCCCAAGCGAGGGTTCTGACAAAAAGACTGGACCACCAACTGGTCTTTTGAGATCGCCTTTTAATACGCCTGAAAAAGATGTTGAGGAATCTCAAATGGCAGATTTCGCAACTCCTATTGAGGAGGTTATGCCAGGACCCGGACAGATGATGCAAGATGAGATGATGGGATCGCCCTATGTTCAGGCGCCCCCTCAGCAGCAGGGAAAGTCTGAGGACTCTTCCAAGTCCTCTCGTAGCAGCAAGAACCCCTTCGGGCTCAGTGATGAGCACTACCAGGCGCTCCTGGCAGGTGTCGCAGCAGTCGTCGCATTCTCCAAGCCAGTGCAGGGCAAGCTTGGAGATATGGTTCCAAAGTTTCACGGACCATCAGGCGAGGTGTCCCTGACGGGTCTGGCTGTGACCGCCCTCGTGGCAGCCATCGTCTTCTACATGGCAAAGAAGTACTTGGTGGACCAGTCCTAAGTCCGAAGGACTTTAGATCCCTCGTGATCTAAAGATTGGACGCTTCGCGTCCGACTTTGTCTCTAATCCTTCACCACGTCCCCACAATATGTGCGAGTCCCAGACGGGGTATACACCCCGCTCTGAATCGCAATCTTTTTCAACTTTTCAAAGTGAGCCCAAAAGTTCTTTGTGTGATCGTATTCCGGAACTGACATGTGT